TACATATAGTATTATAACAGCAATCATAAAAAAAAGATAATCCTTGAAGTGGTCCATAATCTCTGGTTATCTTTTCTATGATATCTTCTTTCCCATATCCTTCCACTATTAACTTTTTAATCTGCTCCTCTACTTTTCTCGATAAAAACATTTTATTCCTCCTATCGATTCACGTATATCTTTGTTTTTTGTGCTACGGTAATGTCCGGCATGCAGGTCACGCAGTCTACCATGTCGTCATGCTCCCCTTCGTTAAACATGGTTAGTTCATCTTCAAAGTCGCTTAATATCGGTATCCCTTGAAAATGGAATACTTTATAATTCTCATATTTTGTCTGCATAGGTATGCTTCTGGTCACCTTATCCAGATGAGGGTATATTGCTCTGGCAAATACATTAGTCCTCTTGTCTACCTGCTGCTGTAGCATTACCTGGTATTGAGTGGATTCTATCCCGATCCTCAAGGCCTTCCATCTTAAGAAATTATTTATTAAGAATGCCTCTTGTTCTCCATATGATAGTCTGGCCCGGTATACATCAAATATATAAAAGTTCCCTTCCTTATCTATTCCAAAAGTTAATATCGCAAAGAAATCCGCTGTCTGTTTCTTACTTACTGCCAGGTCCGCTGTCTGGAACATCTGCAGGTCCGTTATATTAAATCTTCTTCCGGTACTGGTCACATAATCCCCTGTCGGTGTAAGCTGGAAGTATTGAAAATATTCCCTTTTAAAGATTTTCCCTGCTGCCATAAGTTCTGTATCATTCTGGTATTGTGCATCGAATCTCATTGAGCCTACTTCTGGTTTTGACTTTATTGCTATCAATTCATCAAAGGTTTTCATCTCCGGCCATAAGGTTGTTTTCTTATCATAGTCTATGATCGCTTTGTGGCTGTTCTCATTCGTCTTAAACCCTGCATTTAATTGCTTACTATATAAATCCTGTGGATGATAACGAGTTCCGTTCCAGTGGATTTCTCCTCCCTTCTTTAACATAGGCCTTAAAACGTTTCCTATCCAATCTAATAATTTTTCTCTCTGTAGGTGGGTTCTACTATTTTCTAAGTCTACTACATCATCTACAATAATCTTTTTAAAATGCAACCCAGTTAAACCGCCTCCGTAACTTAAGGCTGTTACGCTTGCTTCCATTCTGGCATATTCTGTCATGCCTATTATGGTCAGTTCCTTCTCTGTCCATTTCTTCTCTCCGGGAGTGAGATGCGGGAATAAGGTCCTCAATTCCATGTTATTTTCAAGGGTCGATTTAATGACGCTCATGAATTTTACGCATTGAAATCCGGTATCTGATGTTATTAATATCGAGTCATTCGGATCTTTTATCAGGCTGGCTATGGTAAAAATAACCACTCTAACGGTTGACTTTGCATATCCCCTTGGCCCCAGGCATAAATCATCGTTATTCTCCTGTTCCATCCTGAACCAATCTTCATGAAACCATTTAAATTCATAGTTTGGGAATATTATCTTCCTTAATAGCCATGGGTCCTTTCTTATCGCTTCCCTTGCCTGCTCTAATGTTTCCATTACTTCCGCATCTGATAATTTCTCGGAGTTCACTGATAAAAGCTGCTCTTTCATCTTTTGTCATTCCTTTAATACGTTTATACTCTTCATAATCCAACCCTTTGTGTGTTACGTCTATTTCTGATTTATCAGCAGGGTAAATTCCCATTAGTTTAGCTTCTTCTTTGGTTATCTCAAAGACTAAATTTAAATCAGCAATAGTTACAGTATCCTTATTGTCGCCCCTGCCCATGATAACTTTTCGGCTATATGCTTGGTCTTTTAAATCCCTTAATTGAGAGATGTAATAACCCATTCCCCATCTCTTAACATTAGTGAGATATTTTTTCCACTCATTCTTTGCTTCTTTAATATAGTTATAGGCTTGCGTTCTTTCCAGACCCCACTCACGTTTAATATAATCCACTATAAAAGGTATTGGTTTCCTTCTTAACATCAAGGCTACCTGATATACTCTTTTATCTTTTTCTACACTATCTACTTTATTATTTCCTGCCATTATCTTTCACTACCTTATCAATTAATTTTTTTCTTCCTTCATCTTTACCTCTTTCATTTATACCATCTTCTGAATGCTTTATTTTTTTCAATGCTTCTATTGCTTTTTGCTCTTCTCTTTTTCCCCTCGCCTCTTCCATACTTTCCCCATTTCTTATCAATTCTCTTATCCGGTCCCTTATATCATTATAACATTCTTTGTATCCATCATAATATTTTGCATATAATGGGTATGCCTTCCCTATTTCTTCGCCATCCCTCATTTTATGGATACGAACATCAAAATCTATAAATATTTTTTCTATCTCCGGATAATCCCCTATTCCCTGGAGCAATTCGATTATCTCATTCTTTTCCTTTTCTATTTTCATTCTTTCTTTATTATTGCAAGCTCTATCATTGGAATGGCAGTTATAAGTATCTTCTATATTTTTAATTGCTTTTTTAATTTTCATCACTTCGCCTCCTTCGGGAAGTATTTACCTTCCAGTATTTCAATAAGATTAAAAAGTTTCACACCTAACCCGCATTCATTTTCTACAATACCGTTTCCGTAAAATTCTTTTAATTCTTTCACTAATTGCCGATACGCCTCGCCTTGTTCAAGGAGTTCGATAACTTCCCTTGACTTATTTCTATCTGCATTATTTTCTTGCCAATATTCCAGGTCATATTTTGCTTTAACAAAAAATGTCGCTTCTGCAGTTTTCACCTTATTCCTCCTTCCTTTTAGTCCTTTATACAAAGAGCTGATATAACCTCTTCTTTGGTAATATTATTTTCTTTAATATAATTCCTAATATCTTCTATCTGGCTCTTCTTTTGACTCTTATAATTACCCCTTGTATATCCGGATTTATATTCTATATATTTTCTCTTTTTCTTTATTCCGCTGTTATTGTAATATTTAAGAAGTGACTCATAAGAAGCGTCTTTTAAAACAACATCTTTTATTCTTGCCAATTTCTCTTGTATTGGGCTTCTACGTTTATATATCCCTTTCGTCATTATTCCCTCTTTTTTTCGGGAGCTGCGGGAATTAGACAGAGCTACCAACTAATCCCCGCTATATGGTTTTGCTCCCTTATTTTATTTTGGATTATTAAATCCTTTTGGCCTTTCTATTGGCCCGCCAGTCGGTATAAATTCCTGTACCCCATTTCTCTCCCTTGCTATCACTTCAAGCTGTCCTTCATCTATCCATTCGCTTTCAATAGTTTTTCCATCTTTTAGCCCTTTCGGTTTAACTTCACATCTGGAACAGCCATTCAAATATTGAGCCATTCCTATAACCGTTCCCTTGAATCCTGTTATTGTATCCTCTACTAAATCTTTCATTAATATTTTTGCCATTATATTCCTCCTTTATTTTATTTCCTGTACCTCTATACATGTTTTTGGTGATTTACCCAATTCCCCTTTGAATTCAAATTAAAATAAATCCTCTTCTATTAATTCATAAGGTTTCTTCTTCTTTCCATCCTTTTTATTAATTTCGTTTTCCTTTTCTTTTTTAAACTCCTTTATTTTTAATTTTACCCTCTTATCAAATGTATCCCTTTTCCTTTTGTTCTTATTTTTCATATCCTATATATCCCCCTTTTATTCCCAATTAGGAATTAATTTTGATAATTTATTTTTTATTTCTTTATAACTTTCAATATTATCCAATCCTATCCCAATTTCTTTCAGGTATCCCATCGCTTCTCCATCCCCTTTTGTACGCCCGAAAGGATCATAAATAACAATTATTAATTTTTTAAATTCATCTGGATATTGCTTTTTAAATCTTTTGAGTGATGTTTTTGCCCTTTTTGTAAACCATCCTTTTATCTCAATCCATTTATCTTCTTCCGGCAAATATATGTCTGGTGTGTAGGATAACGTTCCCCTCTTCACTCCTTCAAAATAAAATATTTTAGGTTCATATTCCCATTTTATTTTTATAAAGTTTAAGTATCTTAAATAATTCGCTTCCATCCTGGACCGAACATATATCCCGATATCTTCTCTCTTCCCTCCTCTGGCATTACTATATGGATTATATCCGTCTTTCATTTTGTATCTTCTTCCGGTATATCAAATTTACCTTTTAACTTATCCGCTATCGCTTTCGCCTCTGCTTTGTTTTTCTCAATCTCTTTTTTGGTTAATTTCTGCTCTTGCTTCATGGTATACTTCTCCGGTATTTCACTTAACTGCTCAAACACATCGGCAGGCCTGGGGAAGTATTTACACTTACGCAGGCATGATTTTGTAATGGCTTGTACTTGATCATCTGGTATCTCCTGGAATATATCAAAGTAAATTCCTATAACATAAGGATTTAGATTCTTCTCGAATACTTCAGAAAATGTCTTTATCATAAGAGAGAAATTTTTCTTATTCATGGTCTTCTCCAGTTGTTTTTATTTAATAACCCCATTTTTAATTAACTCTTTATAATGTTTTTCTATTATCAATTTAGCCACTATTTTCTCTAATCTTTTTATTCTCTGCTCAATTGACAATTTGGATGGTTTGTCATCTGTAATAGTATATAGTGTTATTTTTTTTATTCATCTTAAATTCCTCCTATCGCTTTTAATATCTCTTCTTCGGTATTACGTTTAATAGGTGTTGTGGTGGTTTTGTTTTTTATAGGGAATACTCCTTGCCAGCTATTCATAATGCTTTGGTTAAGGATTGAGATTTGCTCATCTTCATTATTACTCATTTTATTTAATTCATTAATAATCATTTCTCCTGCTCTTACTGTCATCGGTTTCCTAATTTTATTTCTCATTTCTATGAAATCTTTCCAGGTTTTTTTAAAATCATCACTCTTGCTATCTGCAATTAGATTTAAATTAATATTTAAATTAGTATTAGTATTAGTATTAAGATGCGATAGTCTATCATAGTCTATATTTACCCATTCGATTAAATGTTCCGGCACTTCTTTCAGTAGTGATTCCATACCAGTATTAATTTTAGGATTATTTAATTGATGCTTTGTAAAATTCTTTATAGCTATCCAATTATTCTCATATTTTATTTTATCATCTGCTTCAAATCTTTCTAATATCTTTTTTACCATTTCGCTGTCTAACCCGGTATCAAAAGCAATCCGTTTTAAAGATATTTCATAAATACCTATAATATTTGTAAGTGTATTTGTTAATAGATATATGAATAGAAGTTTTTCTATCGTATCTTTATTTATTATATAATTGTCATCCCAAAATTTAGTATCTATGTATCGTTTTTTACTCATGGCATTCCTTTATAATCCCTCTTATTCTATTTTAAATTCATTCCTTTGAGCCCATTTTAAAAGTACCTTTGTATATCCTACCAGCAGGCTTCTGGTTATATTGTAGGCATTCTCTCCTATTTTTGGTTCCAGGATTCCCTTCACTCTTTTATCTATCCCTGCTGATATTATATCATCTTTTATAACCTTAATCATCGCATCCCTCCTCTCTTAAAACTAAGGGATTAAAAAAGCTGCCTTAACTGGTAGGAATGAGAAATGGAAGGAAACCAGCTTTGACAGCTCTTTTAATCCCGATATTTTTTTAATTTGATAAATTGTCTTCATTCCTTTTTCCCCTTCCCTGATTGCTATCATATTATCTTATTTATTTCTTTTTGTCAAAAATTTTTAACATTCATTCCCCCACACATCCCAACCCTTATAACTTTCATCTTCAAATAACCTGTCTTTAGGTGGTCGGGCAAAAAGTTCTATTCGTGGTAGGTCGCCACACAATTTAACAATATTATTTCTAATAATTGATGGTTTTTTACTATGTTCCCCTCTTGGTGACATTATTATTTGGCTTATACTTTTACTTTTTCTATCTAACTTACCTCCTTTTTTTAATCCTGCTAATACTAATTCGCAATTACTTGCAGTCCAATGGCCTATACCAAAAAATGGAGTCCCGCTTTTAGGATTTGTTTTTACCCAACAAAAAACTATAGTTTTATATTCAAAATCCCATGCTTCCATCACTTCTAATGCTTCTTGTAGGCAAGGTGGAGTAGCCCATAAGAATAATTTACAATTCTCACCTGTTATACTTTGTATTGGTAGATTACATATATCTTCTAACTTCATTGTTTGGTAATGTGCTTTAGCTGTCCCTTGTGCTACCTTTTTATCTTCTGACCATACTTTATAACTCCAGGGACAGTCTGCATAGATTATCTGATATTTCTTATTCGGGAATGGTATCATATTTTAACTATCCTTCCCATCATCTATCATTTCCCAATATACTATCGGTACAAATATCTGTATTCGGTGTGGATGGAACGTTTTGAAAATCTTATTCTTGTCGATTGTTTCCCTGCTACATTTATAAACTTTCCCTCTGCTGGTTTCGGTTAGTATAACGCTCTCAAGTTTGTATTTGTCTTTTAGCATTTCAAACGTCCAGTTATCCAATCCCCAACCCCGGAGCATTTTCATATAATGCTTTTTCTTATTCCTCTCTACTATCCAGGCCTTTGCTTCGGTGTCATAAAATCCTGTCCTTATATGTTTTCCATCCCGGTTTCTTATTGTGGTTTCCATCATCATTTTTGCTCCACTCCTTTCCGATCCTTCTTTGCCTTCCTTTGTTTCTTTTCCCACTTCCGGTATTGTTTTCCGGTCTTTAGTTTTAATATTGCCTTGGTTGGTATGCCATGGTTCTCCTCCTAATTTAAAACATAAACCTTCTTGAGTTTCCTTCCGTATTCTAAAGCACTTTGATAATCATTTACATATATATCAAGAGTCCATATATCTTGCCTTTGGTCACATTCCGCGAATCTTCCGGTGTCTTCTACTGAATAATATCCCATTCCCTCAATGTATATTTTATCCCCTAATTTTAATGGGGATTTTACCTTCCATTCTCCATTAATATAATCTACATTAATAGCAACAACCCCTTCTCTTATTGGTGTCATCATTGCAGTATAACCATCATTCCATTTGTTTGATATACATTTAGGATGTTTTGTATAGGCTGTTGTGGTCATTATAAAATAATCTTCTTCCGGAATTTCTCCCTTTGTTCCCTTTATTGTAATCTGCTGCTGTCCTTTTATCTCTTTTAATCCTTTGGCTTGCTCCCCTGGTGCTGCTGCGATTAATAATATAATGGTTATTATCTCGATCACAATAATAAGTTTCCTCATGATCCCTCCATAGTCTCTTTCGCTTTCCCATATTTCCATCAGTCCTCATTCCCTCCTTCATATTCTTTTATCTTATAATATGCTTCGCTTAAATCTACCCTGGTGTCCTTCATGCAGTACCTGCATCTATATCCCCATCCGTAGCTTATCCTCCCGCAGTGAAAACATAAAGTCAATGTTCTCTCTTCCGGGATCGCGTATGTTCTCCTGATGTCTTTTTGGTTCTTTTCTTTAAACTTTTTAAAATCTCTATCCTTTGTGGTTAATGGTATCATATTCCTTCCTCCTATTTTCCTTTTTTTAATACGATCGCTTCCTTTGCCAGTCTGTCTGCTATACCATTCTCCTCCCGGCCATTCCATATTATTTCAATATCTTTTATTTCTTTTATTAGTTCCTTCGCTCTTTCGCAAAATAGTTTAAGCTCTTCTTTTTTTACCTTCCAATTTCCTTTGGCTTGCCTTAATATTAACAGGCTGTCTACGAATACCATCACTTTGTCTCCTGGTTTTTTTCTTTTCTTTATTTCCTCCAGGCCTCTTATCATAGCCTGGTATTCCGCTATATTGTTTGTACCTTCCCCTATGTATTCGCTGATGGTGTCCTTTACGTTCCCATCTTCATATATAACTATTCCGATCCCCATTTCCCCTGGATTCGGCATGCATGAACCGTCTGTCTGGATTGCTAATGTGGTCATCTCTCCTCCTCTTATTTTATTGTATTCTTACTCTTATGCTCGGCATTGTATGGCTTCCGTTTTCCACTACATCGAGCATTATATTTTTTAACCTACAAAGTTCCTCTGCTATAATTTCCATGGCTTTCATGTTTCTATAAGTAAAATTAAAATTGCTCAACATCTGGTCCAATTCAAAACCATTATTCTTAAACCATTCCTCATCTCTTCTCTTGTTTTTCTCTAAATATTCCAGGTTATCCATACTTCCCTCCTATCTTGAAAATATTAAATAAAATATTACCATTCCTATACTTCCTAAAATGTATTGAATAAATGTTGCTGCCATATTAATTTACCTTCTTTTGGTATTCGTATCTGCCATTTTTGAGAGTCTTATTCCCTAATAATTTATAAGTTATTTCAATGTTTTTTAATTTCCCTTCAAAACTCTTTACAACCTCCCCGAATACTACTTCCTTCTCTTTGTTGGTTATGGTATCGTATCTTTTAATTCTCATAATTTCTCCTCCATATAATATGTATTTATTCCAATTCTATTCTCATAATCTTCAAATTCCTTTTCTGTCATTCTGTTTACCTTATCAATCTCATCCATCAGTTCTTTTGCTTCTCTCAATCTATGATAAATATATAACTTTTTATGGTCTACTGCCTGCTGTATAATTACCTTCCCTTCTGTTTCTTTCTTTTCCATTTTCTTTTTTCTCCTTCCTTTTTTATTTTATGCCTGCCTGGCTGGTATACCCCACTCCAGCAACCCATCAGTACTCAACCGGGATTATCTTGATAACCGGTTGCCATGCTATTCTTAGCTGACTATCATCCTTTCGGCCTACGTAGGCCTGGCCTCCAAGAAAGGCGTGTCAGGCAGGCATAATTTTATTTTTAATTTATAGTACTACCCTCTCCGGAATCCGAACCAGATTCTAATGGGTCATATTTTTCATTAACTGCTTCTTCTACTTTATTTAATTCTTCCTGGGTTACTTCCCTTGTCTTCTTGTTGACTGCCTCTTTAGGTTTTTCTTCTATTGGTGTAATATCAAATTCCTCTGCTGGTACTTCTGACATATCAGGAGCAATTTCCTTCTTGACCGTTTCATCCATGGATAGCTGCCTGGTTAGTTCTATGCTCTTTGGTGCATAATTTAAGGCTGCTTTCAATACGGTTTTCAATGACATAGGTATAGGTGATGTTTTCCAAGATGATGAATCGTAATCAGCCGATTTGCTGTATTTATCTCTATGGTTTTCTACCTTCTTTTTACTCCATACCGCAAAATCATATCCGCCATTTAGAAGGTGGTAAACTGCATAAAAATATATAGGTTCTCCTTCGGGTTCATCTGTGGGAACGTGAACTAAATCCTTATGTAATCCTAATTGGTAAAAGAATTTATCATTCTTAAAAACCTCGTGGGCATAAATGCTCCTATATTGCCCGGTGTTCTGGCATAAAGTTATGATCCCTTTATAGCCTATTTGGAATTGTGCCATCATTCCCTTTTTAGAATTGTAAGGTATTATATATGCTTCTCCTAATGGTGTATTCGGTTCCAGCCCTAATTGGGCAGACTGCATGACCGCTGCTATAAAACTCATTTTATCACAACTACCCAATTTTGGATTTGTTCGGAGCGTGGTTATTACGATCCTTAATATCCTATCTGGTGATATATGCTTTGGCAATGCTTTCTCTAATTGTGGTCTCATTTTCTGTACCCATTCCATTAATGTTTCTTGTTTCTTTACTCCATTTAACTTTTCCAAAACTTGCGTTCCCTTTGTATTAGTCATTCCCATTTCCTCCTTTATAATTTGAAATTCTAAATACTCTTGATTTACTTGCCCTTACTATATACTCCTTTCTTTCCTGTTCTTTCCAGGTTATTTTTTTACTACCACATATCGCAATTTCAGCAGTTCCCATTTTTGCTTTAAATATTTGGTTGATTCTATCTATATTCAGTTCAGCTTCCTTTTTCTTTAGTTTTAATTCTTCTAAATCATTTATAGCTTTAAGATATTCTTCTCCTTCTAATGTTATAATCTTACCTTCTTCTTCTTTCGGGTATAGCATTGATAATACTTCTCCAGATGATTCTGTTCCATCCGGTGCTGGTGGTATTTTAGGTATTACAAAATTATTCCAGAAGTAATTTGCCTTTTCTACTATCTGCTTTATAACCTCTTCGTTCCTTTGTATTATCTTTACATCAAATTTTCTATTCCCAATTAAAAATGGTAAATAACACAAATGCGCTCCGGTAACATATAAATAATGTTGAGCTTGTAAATAGTAATAATCGGGTAGGTTGTCTTCTTGCCATTCTTTGTAATTTCGCTCTGAAGTAGTTTTGTATTCTATTACAATATTTACCTTTATTGTGGGATGGTTACTCCAGCCATCTATATTCGCAAGCATTATTGGGTTCTCTAAACTTTGCAATAGCCATGGCATAGATATTGCCTCTATAACTGTTCCTTCATTTTCATTAAACCACTTTTCAAATTTTCTTTTCATAAATGGTTCAAGATAAGTTCCCAATTCCGCTGGAAGGTTTTCCTGGCCATCCTCTTTAATCTGCTGTGTTTTCTCGTAGTAAAGTGCCAGGGATGATTTCCATGGGTTGATTCCGCAGACGGAGGCTATATCTGATCCGCCTATCCCTTTTTGTCTCCAATTTAACCATTCAAGTTTAGATAGCCCTTCGGTATATACTAATTTTTTATAAGCTTCAGTTACTGCCATCTTTCTTCTCTCCTTTTTCTTCCAATGATTTATTAATTAATTCTTCTATCAACGCTTCCATTTTCATGTTCTTCTGGGATGCCATTATTTTTAATTTTGTATGTAGTTTCTTCCCTATGCGTACCGTCTTTCTGTCTTTCCAGTAATCCTTTTTTTCTAACATTGTTTTTTCCCTCCTTTCTTGGTTATGACTAATACCTGGTATAACATTCCCCTTCCGTTACCCAGCTTTACTCCCTGGCTTAATTTCTGGTCTATGATTTTTCTGGAATATTTACTGAAGATTAATACTAATTCACTTAAGGCTTCTTTGTAGCTTATTCTTTCCTGGTGTGGGATATTATGTGTGAACCATGTTTTCTTTACTGTTCTCATTCCGTTATCCTCCTCCTTCCTATTCTATTAACAATACTATACCCTTTTTGTCAATTTGTCAAATGTATTTTCACCAGGCCAGGTTTCCCCGGCCTCTTTTAATCTCTCGGATATCCCTCTTGTTTGTGCTCCAATATTTCCTCTTTCACTTTCCCATCCTCAATAAGGAATCCAAATTCCCCGGTGTCTACTGATTCAGCCCATACCTGGTATCCTTCCTTATCAGACATTTTCTTAACGGCCTCTTTGCTTTCGCTATCCAGGAGAGAATAATCTGATATAAATATTACTCTCAATTTTGGATTCAAGGCCATGGCAATTCCTATCGCTACCTTTAGCTGTTCTGAATATGCTATCTGGGAGAATGGTATACCTTCATAAGCTATCCCATCTTCTGTCAGGCTTAATTTCTGGTCCGGGATCTTGCTCCAGGATGCCAGCAATGCTGCTCCCATCTCAAGCACATTTTTATCTATCTCTTCGGTAAACTTATCATAGACTTCCTGTGATTCTTTCTGTTTCTGGTCCGCTGCTCTGTTTCTCTCCCTGGCTTTAATCTGGTCGTTAATAGTATAAGCATTATTTATCTCTGTTTTTATACTTTCGGTATCGGTTGCTTTATTGCTTAATAACCATAATTCGCTTGTCTTAAGAGCTTCTTCTCTTTTTTTAATATCTTCCTCTAATCGCTTTATTTCTTCTTTTGCTTCATCTATAAATCTTTTTGAATCCTTTGCTTTTCCCTCTTCAATTGTAATCTGATTATTAATGGTTATTGCCTGGTCGTATTTGTCAGATAATTTTGAAGTATCTATTAACTGCTCTGGCAGATCCGGGATGGTTATCTCTTCTCTGGCTCCGGATAATAATTTCACTTCCTGGCCTTGTTTCCTTCTCTTTTCTCTTAAATCATTTATCTTATTCTCCATGCTGGTGTAGTCGTACCCGGTTATTTTAATGAGTAATTCCTTCTGTTCTTTCCCGCTCATCCTTAAGAATTCCCCAGGGTCAAAACTTAAGTATCCGATAAACTCATCCAGCAATTTTTGTGGTGGTAAAGGTGGTACAAAACCCTCCGCATTGGTAACCTTTAGATATGTATTATCGTTTGAGGTCCACTTCCTGTTCACGATAAATAATGGTTTTGGCTTTACCCCTTGCTTTATCTGCTCCTCCGTTAAATCCTCACATAATGTTAAAGTAACTTCGGCAAACTTTTCTCCTTTCCGTATCGGCATTGGCGTACCTTTTGACCCTGCTTTCCAACATAAGGTATACCATATGCTGTCCATGGCTGACGTTTTTCCTGCTCCGTTCTTCCCGGAGATAACTACTGTATTACTCTTGGGGGTAATATCTATCGCTACGATTCCTTTGAAGTTCTGTGATTTTAAATTAATAATTTTCATTCTATTTACTCCTTTATTTTATATTTTGTTTTATCCTAATACGGATAATCATCCGGGTCCATGTTCTTCTCTGGATTCCGGTCCAGATATATTTCAAGTTTCTGCTCCCATGATAATCCGTTATACATTTCATCTATATCATCTATGCCGATTCTGTCCGGGTAGTAATCTTCCAGGATCTCTTCTTTGTTATCGCATTCCAGCCAATCCTTTTCTACCTCGTCCTGTAGTTTTACCTGGTCTTCTTTTTCCTGATTAAATTCCGGTACATCGTATCCTTCCTTCCCTATTCTCATATTTTCCTCCTTCCTTTTTTATATAAGAGGGTTTCCCTGCCTGTTTCTTAATTTCTTATAAATCTTCTGGTATTCATAGCTGGTCGGCCGTCTCATGATCGCTCCTTCTACTACTCTGTAATCCGTATGTGATGCAAATCCTCCGGTAAACATAACCACTTCCTTTTCATGTTTTGATATTTTAATTTTAAATGTGGATATTTTTAGTTCCATGGGCTCCTCCTTCCTTCTTTGATTTATTTCCCTTTGGCTTCCTGTCCTTCTGTCTGTAAATGAATAAGTGCCTGGTGTAGGCCTCAAGTTTTTTTAGCTCTGTTTTTGACATTTCTTTTCTCCTTCATCCCCTTCCTTTATTTTAATATCCCATGTCCATAATCTCGATTAATTAATCTCCCATCATCTGAATATCCCCAAAATTTACCATCTGCTCCGATTAACATTTTGCAGTTGCAAGCAGAAGAGTAATCATCATAATGTTCTGTATCTATCCAAAGTGATTTTCCTTTTATGGTCGTATAATCTGGTTGTGTTATATTCGGATCAATTTTCATTCCAAAAATCCTCCTCTATAATTTTTTAATTCAAAAATCCTGGTTCCGCTTTTTACCCAAACATCGCTTTTATCAATGACTGTTCTGATCCTGATTTGATTCGCTCCTAAATCTTTTCCTTCAAAAGTGATAATAACGGTTAAGTCGTGATCTTTGTCTATGATTGCAACATCGTCTCCCTGGTCTGCATATCTATAAAGTCTTTCTTTCCCCAGGGCTACTATATCTCCGCAGACTACATTCATGTCATATTTTCTTTCCAGGTGATCGTAGGTGTGGTCGGTAGTTCTTATCTCAAAATCCCGGCCATTGTAGCTAAAATTCAAGAGCTTCCTACCATGGTTTTTGTTGAGGTTTTCTTTAAATTCTCTCATTCCTTTTCTCCTTCCTTCCTTATCCTAATTACATAATATACCCTTTTTACCTTTTTGTCAAATATATTTATAAGAAATGTTAAAATAAATCACTTTTTTTTTATATTTTTTTATTTATTTAATAAAAAAAGGGCTATATCCATTATGATATGCCCTTTTCGATACCCTATATATAGGCTATGTTTCTGGAAGGATAGGTTATCGACAAAGAAAAAGAAAAAGAAAAACAAAAAAAATAATAAAAGAAAAAGAAAAACACTAACAAAAGAAAAAGAAAAGCTCCGCTGGTTTGTATATCTTTTATTAAAAACCCAGTTTTAATGCAGGTTGGAATGGTTTAGATAATTTATTATGTTTAACTAAATTCTCTTTTACTGGTAGCAACTGAAGGTTTTTTAAACCCCAACATCTTTTAAAATCGATATGTTCTGGTCTTGTAAAGTTAAAAGCAGTAACAGGGATTTTATGGTCTATATGAAGTCTACCTTTTAAATAATCCTCCCAGGTATAGCCTTCTGGCATCGTTGTTTTTAAATGTTTGATTAAATCATCTAATTTGTACCCTACAAGATTTTCCCAATGCTTACCATTTTTATTACCTTTTAATGATTTCCATATTAATATACGTATTCTATTATTTAGATTATATTTCATATCTGTTTTACGTTTAACCTTTTCATATTTGTTACGATATTTCATTATTTCTTCACAATGAACTTTATAATATTTTCTATGCCGTTCTTTAATGTCCTCTTTATGTACTTCATAATATTTACTATTATAATCAATGTTAAGCTTTCTCCATTTTTTCATATAGTTCGGGTTATTACTCCACCATTTTTTATTAGCATTTAAACATTTTTCTTTATTATTTTTTCTATATTGTTTATTAGATTCAATTATTCTTTCTTTATTATTTATTTTATATTCCTTAAAATATTTTCTTCTATCAGCCATAAGTTTACCCCTATAAAAAAAACAGGGAAAAGAGTAGCAAACAGCTAAACAAAGGTCTAATTTTGTTTAGAAATTATTCTCTTTTCCCTGTCTATATATTTAAAATAAAAATAGACCATTAATTCTGTTTGCTTTTTTCTTCAATAATTATACCATATAAAGACTTCTTTATCAAATTATACTTCTGGAATCACAAGAAATTCCATTCTTTTTTTCTGTTCAGCAAAATCCCAAACCACAATAAGATCGCAAGCCTTAACCAATGGTGTTTCTTCTGTCCCATCAATTTTCCAATCATAATAATATTCACCTAAAACATCAGATGCTATTGCATTTGCCTTATCTAATATTTTTGTGCCATCTCGTTGATAAACTGTAACGGTGACTACATCTGGAATATCCACTTCTCCATCAAGATTGACAATAGAAGCAGTAAATCTTATTGTATCCCTAATCAAATACTTTTCTGTCATTTTATTCTCTCCTTATCTTATAATATTCAAAATGGTATTATTTCTTATAATCCCCGGTTCTGTCTGGTTTTCTATTATTCCCAGGTTGCTCTGATTCCTGGTAATATCTAAACCTGTCATATTTTCTATAATTCTTAAAGCTGTTTCGGTACTTATGATTCCGAGCGTGGCCTGCAGAAATATATAATCAAATACCCCTACATCGAATCCCGCTCCCACTTTATCGAATCTACAAATTATTGTTATATTATCTCCTCCTTAATCGGCTCTACTACCTTCTCTGTAATTAGCTCTGCTTTTTTAACTTTCCCTTCTACAACACAACTCTCAACATAAGCGTTATATTCTGTATACTTTTCTACATCTACACCATTAATCTTATTCCGTATAATCTTTAGTTCATCTTCGATAGAATATTTCTCCATTATCTTTTCCCTTACACGTTTTTTTATTAGTTGTATATGTGGAGATACCTTTTCTATCTGTCCTTTTAGTTCGTCTGTCGTAATTACAGGAGTTAAAGATATTTGTTTAGGTTGTCCAGGTAAAACTAAATCATCAGGAACGGATATATAAGTATCACCATTGATAGTACAAAGCTCAGTAATCTTCTTATCCTCTTCTCCATTATCAATGGCTGTATAGGTTGTATATTTTGAGGTAACTTTTCGGTATTTGTATATTTTTGGCATATTTATTCATCTCCTTTATAATCTTTAACATATGCTTTAAAGATAAAGTATCTTTAGCGTGTCCCAAAAGCGATATAATAGATTGTAATTTTCCATTCTTAACACTTCTCTTAAAATTACATAAACTATATTTTCTTATTAATTTATAACTTTGCCAGGTTCTGTATCCTACGAAGTTAACTCCTTTTTTTATCTTTTGTATAGTGAATTTCGATAGAATAAGATGCAAATTATCTTTTAGATAAATAATTATTAAATATTTATATTCAAAACACTTATCCCTTGTTAAGCCAAACAGAATAAAATCATCAACATATCTAACGTAATATTTAACTTTTAGTATCCTCTTAACATAATGGTCAAGTGGATTCATATATATCAGGGCATAAATTTGGCTAAGTAAATTCCCTATTGGTATCCCTATCGGGTCTTCATAGATTGCAAATGTCATCAATATATCCACAAATTTTTTATCCTTTATTTTTCTCTCAATTAATTTTCTTAATATTCCCCTATTGATTGAATAAAAATATTTTCTTATATCAAGTTTTAGAGTATAAAGTTCTTTATCGTATTGCCTGAGTGCCTTTTGAGCATACCTACTTGCTCTATGCGTTCCGTATCCCTTCCTGCAACCAAAAGACGTGTTTATAAAAGTCTTATCGAATATAGGGCGTATTATTCTATAAATAGCATGCTGTACTACAATGTCTTTAAAGGCAGGAGCATATATAATCCTCTTTTTAGGTTCGTAAACATAAAACTTAAAATAAGGTTCTGGTTCATAACTGTTACTATGTATGTTTTGGTATAGTTCTTCTAAATTTGCTCCGAGATTTTTCTCAAATAAAAAGCAAGCACATTTTTTGCGTTTGCCTTTTCTGGCATCAAGATATGCTTCATATAGATTTTCTCTGCTGAATGCTTTTTCAAATAATTTTCCGATTCTTTTCATATATAACTCCTGATTTTCGGTCTTCTCCTACTAAAAAGAAGATACTTTAATATTTCGCCTAAGGCTGGATAATATATCCCTGCAATTCCACTGTACCCTTTAAGGGTTTTGAGGTGAAATTGTAGTCAAAGCGACCCGAGACATTATCGTTAGAGTTCGTCCGATAGTTATTCCAATTAATATTCCAAACTCCTGCATTCGTAGAGTTATTCCAGTTGCCGCAAGATTGCAAACATTTTAATATATTACCCATCTATCTTTTTCATCCAAGCACCTATCATCTTACCAAGTTCATCTACTAATAAACTGATTGCTGAATATCTATGTCCTTCTAATATTGTAGGGTCTTTGTCCTCTTCCTTGCCGTCTTTAAATCTGAAATATCCTAATTCGTAAGCAAGAAATAATTGCATTCTTAACTGCTCGTGTGTTATGTCTAATTTCGTTAATGCTGTTTTTTTGTAATATCTTTTTTCACCTTCTACAATTAAATCGTATATTTCGTATGCTGTATTTCTCATTCTGTTTGCCAGAGCATACTTTTCAAACTTTGGAAAATGATTCAGATATATATTCAGCAATTTTACAAGCTCGATATATTTCCTATAAAACACCACCTCACCTTTTGCTATTTTCATCGTTCGTTATCACTCACCTCACACAATTACGCAGGGTAGCAGGCAAAGCGACCCGAGACATAATCTTTAGAGTCCGTCCGAGCGTCACTCCAATCAATAGCCCAAACTCCCGCAAGCGTAGAGTTAGCCCAGTGGCCGCAAGAGGGCAAATAGAGTTCATTCTTTATAAATTGATAGTAATAATCTTTCCCGAATTGGTTAGTCCCAGTTTCGTCAACAACAGCACCAGATTTTATTGCACCTAACCCTGTTTTCACCCAATTTTCACCACTGATTGCCTCGTCTAATACCTGGTTAGCACCACTTCCATATTTCATTCCAAGAACATTTCCAGACTTAAACATACTTGCTACTGTTGCGGCAGATAAAGCGTCCATCATAGCAGCACATCCTGTTGCTCCCCAATGGTCAGTTGCTGCAGCGTTTCCAGAAGTAAAATTTTTCATTGCGGTTGCAGATTTTGCCACATAAAAAGTTCCATAAGTTATTGTCCCGGCTGAACCATAGTCTGTATATCCACCTGAATTTATATCGTCAAGGGAAAATGTTGTCCCATCGATGACAGTAATCTTATATAATTTATAGTTTAATTGTGTCATTCCGACTACAGCAGTTATCATTATCATATCGCCTGTAGTAAGTGCAGCTGTATTAGCTACCGTGATAACACAAGGGTCAGCTTTGGAAGCTCCTGTTATTGCCATTGTTGCTGCTATACAGGTTGCTCCAATAGAAATTTCATACATTAAACCATTTAGGTCTGCTACTCCGCAATTCTGTCCGTTATGAGTAGTTTTGGCAAAAGGAGTCCCTGAACCAGTCTTACCACAATTGCTATAACCATCAGTTATGTAGGTCACTTCATTATCATCAACATCTTTTAGAACATTATTATTACAACCTTTCGGATAATTATAAGTAGCGTTATACCAAGCACAATAAGTAGTAGCACTCGAAGCCTGAGCGTGAGCAAGCGCCAACACAGCCAGCGCCGCATAAATAAATCTTGAACAACAAAAGAAGATTGAATTTGCGTTTTCAGCTCCATCCACACCGTCTCGAGCATGGGCAGCCTTTATCATTTCGTAATAGTAATTTCCTGCACAAGCGGTTAAATCTGCTATAGGATTATGAGCTGAGGCAGTTGATATAGGTAGTCCATTTTTGAGAGAACTTCCAATATATCCTGATCCCCAAGCATTTTTAGAAATCATATATTTATCTACAAAAAATCCGTCTTTTTCTACTCCACCATCTATAAAGACACGATGTAAAGCATACCCATCTGCGTTAGCAAGTGTGGTAGTCGAATAAGTATCTATTCCTTTTATAGTTATTGTATTAGTAGAAATTTTGTAATAGAATTTAGGTATCCACACCATTACGCTACCATCACGATATTGATAATTCCCGTAATTATCGTCAAGAGGGTCTTGATAACCCGCTAATGGTATCATGCCTACAGGTACGTTCCCTGCTGGAGCAATTCCTACTCCAAATCCAGCAGCACCAGCAACGCCAATTAAATTTACAGCACTACCACCAATTAAATGATTTATACTCCCATCGCCAATATAAAATTTATGTTTATCAGTAAGCCAGCCACCTTCACCGCTATCTAACACTGGTAGATTAATTTCAAGCCCTTGTTTAAATATTATTTTACCCATTAAAAAGTACCTCCTTTCACAGTTGATTCTCCAATGATTAGCCAATTAGCATTATCTGAAACAATAATTACATACGCATACTGATAGTTAATATCTGTATATGTTAAAGCTCCATCTATAGTTTCTGTTCCATCACCGTCTATAGTGATAAGATTGGCATTATCATCAGTTTTCTTTATAGTAAAAACAATTCCAGAATTGCCTACAGCGGTCGGTAAAAGTATAGTATAGCCACTTGCAGCAATTACGGTAATAAGCCCCGACTCCGCTATATTTAAAGTTGCAGTCGTTGTTTTTGCTGTAACTTTATGGTTAATGACTGGAGTGGTTATAGTCGGACTTGTCCCAAACACCAATAACCCGCTTCCTGTTTCGTCACTTATAACTCCTGCAAGTTCGGCAGAAGTGGTTGCGGCAAAGACAGATAATTTATCTGCCACCATAGCGAGTTGATAATTCGCTGCTCCGTCCCCTATAAATACTTTATGAGTATCGGTTGTGAAGGCTGGCTCACCTTGGTTTAATACCGGGATATCCGCTTCCGCTCCTCTTAAAAATTTTATTATATTGGACATTTAAAACCTCCAATCTATGACTTTACTTTTTTAGCTTTTTTTCTTTTGGCTGATAACTTTTCTTTTAGTATATCCTGTTCTCTTTCAAACTCTTTTATAACCCCTATTAATTTATTATTATCCTTTGTCAAATTTAAAATAATTTTTTTTCTATTTTCCTCTTGCCCTACAAGTAAATCATATTTTCTCTCTAATTCTGAATAGGATTTTTCACAAAGATAAAGTTTGTTATCCTTCTCTTTTGACTGTAAATTTAATTCTGTTATTCTTTTATCCAGATTTTGGTTAGTCAAAACATACTTCGAATTAGAATCCTTTAAGCCCTGGTTCTCTTTATTTAACGAAGCTGTTTGTAGTTCCCTTTGGGTTATGCCTTTATTCAAAGCGGTAAAATTCTTATTCCAGGCCAAAGCTATTTTTGACCAATTCTTTGCTTTTACCATTTGCTCCCCCAATAAAGCGAAAACTTCATCAGTCGTTATCATGCTCGGTTCACCGGTGATAAATTTATTCTCCTCTACTTTTTGGTTTACTGTATTTTCTTTTTTGGCTGTAAAAGAGCCACCATCAAGTTCTTTTTCCATTTTATTTCCCATCCTTTTTAAAAATATTAGGGGAAGTTTTCACTCCCCCTTTTTAAATGTTATGCAAAAGCTCCCCCATCAATGGTTGAAGCTGAATGTAACAAAGTATTTGCTCCAGCTCCATGTACTCCGGTTGTCGCTACATCATGATCATAAGCCCATTCAGAAGTCGGTGCTTTGGTTGCCAGGTCTTGTGTTGGTGCTCCTTCTAAATAGGTAGCTGCAAATTCCACAAACTCAACGGCATCTTCTCCTACATTTACTCGAAGTATTTTCCCTCCATCATCTGTATAATTAGCCGGAAAATCTGTTAATTCTAAAAGAGTATCAATAACACTCCCAGCTTGTGTTACCTCTGTCCATACTGCATTATCTTCTGTATCATCAAGACAAATATATGCTTTATCAGCTGTAACATCTATCCAATGCGAATTTACACTATATCCTTCAGTAGTATCATTTGTTCCTACTGGTGCTACGGTTGCATCAAGTTTATTTTTTGTATTTACTATATTATCTAATCCCAGGGATGCTAGAACTGTTGCTCCGCTTTCATAAGCAAATGCTCCCGCTCCGGTGGCTACAATAAATTGTCCATCGGATTCAGCTGCTCCTAAAGTGATTAAATCCTCAAGTACGGTTACAACGCTCAAAACATTTCCAGTTTTAGTCAGTCCTGTACCTGCATCAATATACCCTGCATCAGAAAACTGACTAAAAGTAATATTATCCGTATCTACTACAACAGATTCCGGCTCATTAGTACAGACCCAACCGGTATTAGAGTTGACTGTTCCACTTGTAACAAAGACAAAAGATCCCGCCACTTCCGCGGCTGCATCCATATCTTCTGCCCTGGACCATGCTCCCACTTGCGATACATAAATTCCATTTTTCTTAGGATCGGTCTGATCTTTTACCAGAATCCTATCTGCCGAAGATAATACCCCATCGATAGTTTGCTCATCTTCTAATGTTATATCCTCTGTTGTCGCTATAACACAGGCTGTATGAACATTTAGCCCCTGGGCCACGCTGTCAACATATGCTTTTGTTGCTCCATCTTGCGCTGCTGCAGGATCTGCCATCCCTGTTATTTTTTGAGAATTAATTGCTACATCTCCGGTTGCTGCTGCCAGAGCTGCTGCCACATTTGTCCAGTCCGTTACATCTGCTCCGGATTCCACACTTATTATAGTCAAAATCTCCGCTGCGGTTAATGCTGCGATATTCCCTCCGGTTTTTCTTCCTAATATTCTTTGTTCTGCTACATCTACCTTAGCCGGGGTATCATCAGAAACTGCTGCAATAATAGAATGTGCTCCTAATAAAGAATCCATGATCACTCCCAGGGGATTTGAACCATCACTAATATAAAGTTTTTTTGTATCGGTTGCAAATAAAGGTTCTCCCGCTACTCCGTTAGGAATACTTGCTACTGCTCCTCTCTTAAATTGAATTACATTTGACATTTAATTCATCTCCTTTCTTTTTTTTATTAACTTTCCCATTCTCCCATATCTAAAGATTTTGATTTAAAAATTATATTCCAACCTCCAACATCGGATTTTAAATAAACCCAACTATTTTTATAATTTAATTCTGTATACGATGCTTCCCCTGCTATGGTTTGGCCTGCTGCTGGAACGATTGTTATCCTATGATTATTATCATCTGCTTTATAAATCAAAAAAGGCAATCCTTTTGTTATCCCGGTTGTATCTGGCAAGGTAAGAGTCCAATCTTCGGAAGCTGTTAATTTTATTACTCCGGATTCGCTTATCGTCAAAACACATGCTCCGGATTTTTCAGTTATCCTCCGGAGCTCGGCTTCTATTTTAGATATAGCATTTTCTATTACATCATAACTATCGGAAGTTACTATTTGTTCCGGTTGTCTGTCTACGGTTAATTCATCAAGTGTACCTGGGAAATTCGCTTGTTTTTTTGCCATATGTCATCTCCTCTCTTTTAGAATTCGAATTCCACTCCGGCTTTTATATAATATTTATCAAAGCTAAATTCGTAATCTTCCAATGTGAATATCCTTGCTCCTATTCCTACTACGATATTCTTATTAATATTATAACATAAATCCATGCCTGCCTTGATGTCCTCAAAATCGTACCCTGTAATATTTAAACTTAAATCTTTCCAATCCCATAATTGATAACTTAACCCCGGGGAATAGTATTTATCTTCCAGGTCATAAACCATACTAAATGCCATAGCATATTTCTTGTCCACTTCCTTCTGTATCGGTGCTCCGGCCTTTAATTCGTTTATTACTTCTTTCGCTTTGCGGTGTCTGGTTATGGTTACTCCGCTCTCGAGTGATACCAGGTTCCCCTGATCATCTTCATATATGACGATCTTATCTTCCCCGGTGTTAATAAGTATCTTGTCCGGGCTGGCCTGGAATTCATTTATCCGCTCTTCAAATTCTGCTCTGGCCACTTCTATCTTTTCAGCATTGACTTCCGGTTCTTTTTCCAATTCAATTAATTCTTCCTTTTTGGCTTCGTATGTTGGAGCTTCTTCTTTGACTACGGTTGTTTCCTTCAGGGTATTTACTACTACCTTCTTCTCTATTTCCGCTATCTCGGTTCGTAAGGTCAAGATTGTACCTTGCTGCTTCTGTAATAATTCAATGATCTCCAATTCTTTGCTTTTATCAATCCTCTGGCCTTTCCACTTCTGGTATAATAAATACCCCTCGTATCCGGCAAAGATTAATATCCCTATTAAAATAATTATTGCAATTACTTTTAAAGCTGTTTTCATTCCTTATCATCCTCTCTAATCACAATAACATCGTTTGTATAGGAATATTTCTTGCATTCTTCATAACCTAAATAATACTTATCGCCATCTGTAGTTGATATCTCTGCATATATTATAATATTTCCATCCATCCTTTTTCACTCCTTTTTAAATATGCCTATTATTTTCTTCCACAGCCAGACGATAATTTTCCAGATTCCTTTTGCTAATAAAATAATCCATCGATACCAGCTTTTTAAAAAGTCCAGAATATTGAAAATAACATAAATCGCTGCCATTACCAATAGAATCATGAATATTAATTCTAATAATTTCATCTTCCATTCCTCCTTTTATTTAAATTGTATTTTCCACGAAAATGTTCTATTTCCGTATTTTACCCAGACATTTCTCTTGAGCTTTCCTTTTATCGAACAATTCACTGTATTTACTATCCCGGTATTGTTTCCAAATTTAACACATTGACAGCTATGGTTCCAGGTTATTTTGTTCGGGTTTAAATATACTTCTTTGCCTTTGATATCAAATCCCTTTACGGTTAACGTTAGCTCCTCTGCTGTCACTATGGTTTCGCCCGCTGTTATTTTTATTCCACCATTATAGTAAACTTGCAATTTGTTCAAATCCGTATCGCTCCCGAGAGATTCACTATTTTTAAGCTCGATATCCTCTTTGTTTTTTTTGTCCTTTTGCTTTTTTGTTATGCCTATTGTTAAAAATAAGGCTACTAATATAATAATTATTACGGCTGTCATATTTTTCACCTCCTTTCGTTTTATTTACCCATCATTTTCTCTTTGTGACCCATCTACGCTTTTCCCCTTTGGCTTGCTGGTATCTTTTTACCTTATTCCCCGGAGACCCCTCTTAAAATCAATTTAAATCGATATTCTCATCCAGGATGTATCTTTTAATTTATGATAATAAACTGATACGTAAGATATTTTGCCCTGCTTCTCTTTTGCTATTGGTAATCTGTAGGTTATTGAATTCGGTTCTTTTAGGATAATGTTTCCAACATAATTCTGGTATTTCCAGGTAATATCTTTTTCTATTAATGGTATCTCTTCTATCTGTTTTTCATCTGTATATCCCTTTACTGTAAATTTTATAATTTCCCCTGGAATCGCATTGTATGGATTTTCTCTGGAATAATCCGGGAATATATGTACAAAATTTGGTTCGATGCTGGTTTCTTTTTGTTTCCCCCGGTTGATAAAATATAATGTTATAAGTGGAATAATGATTGCCATTAATAATAAATATATCCATGTGGTATCCATATCTGTCCTCCTTTCTTTTAGGCCTCCCCTCCGTTTAGGCCTTTAGGCATAAAGTCCGCAAATAACTTTATTTTAACCATGCGGAGGTTCGGCCTTTTTATTAACAGTTTCCTTTTTTCCCGCCTGTTCTTGAACCTGATCCTCTTCCTGGAGCTCTTCCGCTTCCTCCACCTCGGCCATTCCGCGGTCCTTGACTTCCTTTTGGTGGTCCAGTGCCATCTTTTTTAGGCATTCTTATCATCTCCTTTCTTTATATATTTAATTGCTTCTTCTAATGTCTTAAAATAATGGTAAACCCAATCTTTAGATTTTAACCCAGTTCTTACCCACGCTTCAGAAGGATATGGGATAACCGTATCAACATGTATAAAATTATTATAGGGATATAGGCCAATTCTGTTAAACCCTATTTTTTTAGCTGTTTTAGCAAGGGTAATTATATCCATACCACTTACATATATATCTGCTGCCTTCCCTTTTAGATGAGGGCTATCGATGAATCCATTTATTTCTTTATTATATTTTTTACATCTTACCCCTTCTAAAACATGAATAGGTTTATTAAGTTTGTTTCTTAAGCTCTGCAATAAACGTATAAGCTCCGGGTCTATCGGTCCTTTTTTCCCACAACCGCATTTGCAGGCAAATTCTTTTTCCATAAAATTTTGGCTCAAATATTTATATATATTATTCTCCATGCCCTTGCTCCTCTTCTCCCTGGACAGTTTTATTAATACTTTTTTGAAAATCTCTTTTATCGTCTTTCCCTCGGTTATTAAAATAAAAGGCTACCATCGTTCCCCAGGCTGTAAATTCCAAACCCATGACTCCCAAAGTATTGGTTTCGATTTCCCTTCCTATTATTAAAATTATTATAAAAATAATTACCTGCACAAATATCAATATCGAGAATATGTTAATAATAGACCTTCGTAAGGTTAATTTATCCCAAGTGTCCATGATCCGGTCAAGTGATTTAATTAATTTTATTATTTTCTCTTCTATCATGCTGTTTCGCTTTCGCTTTTCCCTTCTCTCCTTCTGGTTACTTCTTTCCACATATAAACAAACATACCTAAAAGTAAAGTAGCAAATAATCCTAATAAGATATTCCACCTTTCCACTAATGTATCTACTTTATCCATAAATACAGCAATATCTTTTTCGTTTTTCTGTGTTCTTATTTCAAGTTTATTAGCCTTATCTGTATTAATAACATCCCTTCTTACCAAACCATCTATTTGCCCTTCTATGCCGACTATCCTATTTTCTAAAATATTAACTTTGTCTGTTATAAAATCAGTTTTAGTTTCTATCCTATTTACTATAGCCATTATATTTGCCATTCTTTCACATAACTGAACGAGCCGTTCCCTGTCGGTTAAGGGATTATCTTGTGCATACCCTATTCCGCTAAATATCAATACTGCTAAAATTATTAAAATTAATTTCTTCATATTTTAATTCATCTCCTTTCTATGATATTGGTTCTTCGTTTGTTATTTCCCTCCATATTGCGAATCCTTCTGTCGCATCCGTACATATCCAGGCATCCACATCATAAATCCAAAGGCTTCCCTTGCTGTATCCTTCTGTTTCGTCATCGGTTACCAATGGATATGTTTCCGCTGCAAAATTGTTTTTAACTACATTTGTGGCCAATATTCCTATGCTTCCGTTGGCTGGGTATAAATTATCCCCTAATTTTACCTGGCCTACAATCGTGGCAAGGTCTTCTACGATTTGCCTTAATTCGTTTATAATATTTAGTTCATCCATGTAATCTGCTGTGGTTACCCTACCGGAAGTTCCTTGTGTAAATTTATGATTTGCCATATTATACCTCCAATTCTAAATTAAATATTGATTCTGATCCTGATATAAAATTACTATCTATTTTCCTTATCTTTGCCAATATAGTAGTGGCCATTGGGCTCTCTCCTTCTCCATCCTCTTTGAACAATATTTCGCCTTCTCCATTCGCTTTAAAGGATGTTACCCCATCATCTATTAATATGCTGTCCTGTCTTTCGAATGGTATCGGGATATCATATTCTATTTCTACCTTTAATTTTATCGTTTGGAACTTATTTAAATAATCTACAATTACCGTTTGGCATGTTGCTCTGTCCTGTATGAGATGATTTGTTATCGTCCCGCTCCTTCTCCTTCCAGCTTTATCAATAAAACTCTGGTCTGATATCTTTTCGCAACCAATCTCTCTGATGATCGTTTTGTAATTATACTCTTCATAGGTCGGTATTATATCGTCCAGGTCTTCATCTTCTAATTCTTCCATTTCAAATTCTTCTTCCTCATCATCAATAATTTCTTCTTCCCATTCTACCTCTTCTTCTGTTTCCGGGTCGATATCAGTATGCTTTAATACCATATATGGCTCTTCATAATATTTCTTCCCGGGAACTAAATCCTTAATAAAAAAGGTTACCTTTTCTTCGTTTCCCCATTCTCCATCCATGAAAACATCTATCTCATTACATCCTGTAGTTCTTCCTAATCTTATTCCTACCCTGGTCGCTACCGATCCTTCTGGAATATCTCTTATAGTAACTGTCTTTTCTACTGATGTTGGAGAGATAACCGGTTCATCTTCCTCAAAGAGAAAATTCTGACTTGTGTTTACGGTTACGATATCATCATCTGCTCCGTATCCTATCCCTAAATCGTTTTTAGCTATTGCCTGAATTTTTAAGGTATCATTCGGTTTCAGATAAATCCCCAATTCTTCTCCTAACAATCCGCCTCCTAAAACATACGAATAAATTCCTAATTCAAAATCTCCTGGTGTTTGTGATTTTGGGAAAAATGCATCCCTGTAAAATATCCCGGCCCAATAATATCCGGTTATATAAATCCCTTCTGTATCATAAAGTGTATGTTCTTCAAGTTCTTCCGCTACCTTAAAACCGCTTAATATATTACAATAAAATTGAGCTCCCATTAAATCTCCGCTGTATTCTTTTATAATTCTAAATCCTAACCTCTCTACGATATTCGCTCCCTTGTCGGTTAACTCTCCATTCCCTTTGGCTTGCTGTGCTCCTACTTCGGTGCATTCACTCGTTGTAACTGTCGGTACGTTTTTCATCCATGAATCTGCTGTATATTTATCCTCTCCAATTTTAAAATATGCTCTAAACCACCAGATTGTAGTATGCTCATATTCTTCATCTCTTGAAAGACGATATAACCTATCTCCAAAAGCTACTTCATTCCCTTCGTATTCGTAGGCCCAATATTCACCTATATCCCAATATTCCTGATAAGCAGGTTTTGTCTTTATGACTTCTATTCCGGTGTCCTCTGGTGATGGCTCTTCATCTTGAATTATATATTCGAATCCTTTTTCAGTTATATTGCCTCCTTCTGTTATTTCTCCATATAATTTTATTGCTCCCTGTGTTGAGTCTGGCTCTGCTTTGATATTCTCTATTCCCATCATTGTATAAGTAACTATCAATTCAGGTCGGTATCCTTCTTCTGCTTCTTGAGTGAATATACTTATATAATCGGATGAAGGATTTGCAGTGGGTGCAGTAGAACTTATATCTTTGCTGCTTCTAAGGCTTAAACTTGTTATTTCTCCTTTAAGTATCATGTTTAAACCGTCTTCATTTAACTCTATTTCATTCCAATAATCTGACACCCAAGATGATGTATTAAGTGAACCACCGTCTCCTTCATAATTTTCTTCTCCCCAGTCATCAATAGAAAATCCAGTCCAATCAGGAAACTTTTGAATAACTAAGTCAAAGTTGACAGTTGGAGGATTACTAATATATCCACTATCATGCAATCTAAGAGTTGCACTTACAATTACAGCATTCGTAGGAATTTCGGATGTATCAAAAAATAAAAAACCTCTCCATATAAAATAAAAATGGTATGGTGGGTTTGGAGGAAAGGGGGTTCCATATACATGGCTCTGACCCACCATCATATTATCATCTTCTGCTTCTCTCTCAATATCATTTCCAGCACGTGCCACTGAATATGTGCCATTGCTACTTTTTAATTCTCCATCCCAATTATTATATCCGTAAAAAGTTACTTCTATCGGTTCGGCCATTTATGATATCTCCTCTTCTGTCCTAAAATAATACCATGCAGAATATCTTTTATTCCCTTTGTTATCTTCCGCATAGGCCTGGAATTTATAATCAGTTCCTGGTGTAAGTCCGGTTATAATATGTTCATAATATCCGATACCCAGATCCCCGCCTGATTCATACCATGCGATATCTGCTTCTCCTTCTATCTTCCAAATAAATCCTCTCTTAATTATTAGGTTCCCGCCATCATCAGTTGTCGCTCCTTTTAGTTTCCCGCTGGTGCTGTCCAGCCCGCTGACAGAAGAATAGGCCATAACTGATAACCAATTTCTTTTCATTTCCCGGGTCTCTCCTTTTATTATGATCTGGTTATATAATTCATCCAGCCTCTCTTCTGTCTTTTTGATAATATACTCATGATCATTAATCCTCTTAACAGTTTCGCTTAATTCTGGTATTGGCTTAAAGCATGCTTCATGGTTTCCGTTAATATAAAATCGATATATAACCACCTCTGTCAGCATATTTATTGCTCTGATATAAGCCGTTCCGCTATCAAACCATACCCTGTCTATCTGTTTCCCGGTTGGAGTACATAATAATGGATTATTCAACCACAAAAATTTCTCTGATAAAGTTAATATCCCGGATTCTACTAAAAGGTCGGCCACCACATTTTCTACCGCTTGAGGAGTGAAATAATATAAC